CACTTCCTCCACCTCCAGTTGCAGTTAAATTACCTGCTGTGTAGGTAGCTCCTGCAGTTGTTATAGCTAGACTCTGGATACCTGTATAAGGAACATGTGTAGCAAAGACATCATTAAAGGTCAATGTTACATTTGCAGTTCCATTTGCAGTAGCATTAGCAGAAAGTTCAAATACAGTAGCACTTGTTATTGATAAAATAGTTGGAACAGGACTTACAGGTATCCCAGTTCCAGTAACCGACATACCTACTCTTAAATTTGCAGTACTAGATACTGTTACTGTAGCATCTGTAATTACAGTAGTAGAAAGTAGAAGAACTACTTGTGCTAATTTTACTCTCCTATCTAACAAAACTGAAGTCTCATCTTGCATTACTACAACTGAAGAATCAGTAGATAGATTAATATTTTCAAGATATGCTCCATCAGATCTATTAATAAGAATTTGGAGTGTGGAACCTATGAAACTACAATTAAGAATATCATTACCAAATTTCCAAACTGACCATGAGGATTGAATCTTATCGGATGCTTGCCAATAATATTTATAAACATATAAATTCTGAGGTTCATCACTACTTTGGCAAACTAGAATTTGTTCGTTACTAGAGGATACTAGATTTGTGATTTTTCCTGGTATATACTGAGGTACATGAGCAGTAACTTCAACTGCATCATTAACTTCTTTTCTATTATCAACAAAGTACTCTCTGACACCTGAGAACTCACCTCTCTGGAAAGCAAAGAAAACATACCTTCCAACCGACACAGGTTTAGCGGTAGCATCAGTCTCAAATTGGGTAGTTACATCAATGGATACAGTTGAGGGAGATAATATAGCTTGCTCTGATAATTTGAACTGTTGAAGTTCTGAGAAGAATAACAGAGTCTCACTAAAAGGTACTGCATGTTTGAGGAGGGATACTTTATCATTGGATACTGTCACATCAATAGGATTACTATCTACTGCTGTTATAACAGTTAAGGGAAGGAAATTATAATAGTTTCCTGATTCACTAAAGATTACATTCTCATCATTTAAAAATCCTAATCTATTTTTATGGAAGAATATATCAGTTATGGCTCCACCTACGAAGGAAGGGAAAGGATTTAGGTCATCATCTCCTGCCAATCTAGCTCTCCATCCTATTCTTTCATAGGCAGTACTGACTGAAGATACTGTCCGTGTATCTGTTGTTTTTGTTACTCCTTCAAATACAAAGGTTATACCTAGAGGATTTGCAGTAGTTATTTCAGTATCATCAAATAATCTAACTAACCTATGTGGCATAGTTGTGACATTGAAATGCCTATCAAGTTGTGGTGCTAGACATTCTCTCCATATACCTTTTCCTAAAGCATTGGCTTCAAATTTTACATAAAAATCATCCTGATTTACAGAATTATCTCCTTTTACTTTTGCAACAAAACCATTTTTTGCACCAACTGCAGGAAGATCTGAAAAAGCTTTAGTTCCTACTCCTCCTCCATACGCACCTGAAATTGCAAATATATCAGTATCACCATGCGAGTCCTCAGTACTGATTTCAAAGGCACTTGTATGTACAAAGTGGAGAAGACTACCTGTCCTTGTGCATGTCATACCTGATGGCATTCCACCTGTGCCATTTAAACCATTTGCATAAGTATTGAATGGGGCAGAGGCAGTAGCGACACCATCAGTATCAGTATCTAATGTAGGTTTTCGTCCACCAAATCCTTCTAATAGTAAGTTAGCTTCCGATGCCCCAAATACTCCCCAACCAGTTCCACTACCACATGCAGTTGAACCTTCATGAAGAATTTTTGCAATGGTATCTGTACCAATATATTGCTGGTTATTTACTGGTTGGTTAGCAGGAGTCTGGTAGCCTACCCTATAATATACATCTGATGCATCTTTAATAGTTATAATATATTTACTACTAAACCCTCCTTGTTTAACATAAATTAAGGCTTCCCTTTTTGCATCAGTATCCACATCAGAAGTACCTCTATCTGTTTCAAAATCACTATCATCCTGTCCTGATGTTTGACCATCTGTAGTAGCAACTGTGACTGTCTTCTTACTTGAACAGAAAAAAGTTGTATCGGTAACAGTAGTTGCACTCACTTGAGTACTGAAGTCAGTAACCTCACTAAAGTATGCTAAATCTGCATTTACTAGAGTTGAAAAAGTTGGCCCTTGGACAGGCATTGCATTACCATCTCCATCAAATATTTTTATAAACTTATCTGAACCTGCCTTACCTAGTATTAAAGTATATTCCTCAGTCTCATCTCTCCTTATTGGATGAATAAGATAAGTACCTGTAGGAGTAAAATCTAATTTCTGAATTGATTCAGTTCCAGGTCTCTTCTCTAAACCTCTTACTACTGTAGCTAAACCATTCTCCTGTATCTCTGCTTGTGATGGTAATCTTACTTCAGGAGGTTGTTGTGATATTCCATTTATAAGATTAGGTATGGATGAAGATACTAATGCCATAGTTTATATTTATAAAAGTGTAGAAATAGATGTATTTATTTTTCTATCTATATGACGATAAGTATCATATTGATCAAATATTGTATAATCACCCGCTTCTGATTCTGCTTCTCTCAAAGCCATTAGAGAAAGCATCTCTTCATCTGCCTGAAGTCTGGAAAGTACTGGTGATCCTATGATATTTTCCTGATATTTTCTAGCTGCCTTTACAGTTATGTATCGTCTTGCAGCTTCAGGAATATCTTCAAAGTCTAGAAAAACAACTATATCTGTTTCTATATCTGTGGTGAAAACAAATGTATTTTTAACCCTATCATATAATTTTCTACTTCTTTCAACTACATCAGTCTTGTAATCTCTTAGAACGGAAGTTGTATCTACCTTCAAACAATTAGCAGGAAGATTAATTATTCCTGCTTCAGTTTTACCTAAAGTATATCTCACTTCAGTATTAAAATGCCATCCTAAAGTTTGAACTTCTCTATTAATATTGTCTAAAGTTACTTCAGCAATTTCTGCTTCCTGTAATCCTGATCCTAAAGTATTAACTGGTGCTTCACCTATACCTAAAAGAATTGAATTAACAGCATCTAGTTTTGATGTAGGTGCTAATGTTGCCATAATAAATAATAATATAAAGGGAGATAAAAAGAAAAGAAAGAAAAGAAAAAAAGAGGGCAGAGCAGGAGGTAATGGAGAGAGGAAGGATCACTCCGTTGGAAGAGAACCTCCTGTTGCCCTCAATTTAGTTTAAGCTGCTGGAGCCATTAGTGCTACTGCCATTGCTGGTCGTAGTACGTTATGACCCATTGCATACCTAGAAACAATCAGAGTACCTTGACGTTCAATCTGATACTCAGACTCAACGGACAAGTCCATCAGTTTCACAGTTGCAACAGCATCTTTATGCATCACTAAAGCACGAACTGTTAAAGATTCGTTCTCTAGATCAATAGCATCTGTACCATCAAGACCTCCAACAGCACCAATGTTACTACCTGTAGCGGTAGCAGCAGTATAGCCGAGTGGAAGATTGTAATGAGCGGCTCTACCTGATCCTACTGTATTAGCAAGTGGTGCTGAACCAGTTGAAACCGCAGGATTAGCAGTTGACCATAGTGAACCTGTCCATGCCGAAGCACCTAAAGCTCCAAGATGTGGAGTTCTAACTACAGGAATACCCGCAATCGTTGGAAGATCAACATCCTTAATTGATCCACTTCCACCTACATCTCTATTAAACATTGTCAACGCAGTAATATCTTCACTGTTTGTCGTAGTCTTAAATAAAGAATAGAATTGGTCTGTTGCCATCACACAAACGAGATCCTCAAGAGGTGCTCCCGCACTCTCAAGTACACGTTTGGCTTCAATTAAGCCTTCCATAAAATAGGCGGCCTTCTTTGAATTGGCAAAACTAGCGGCATAAGTTACATTCGCTGAGAAATCTTCGTCATCCCATGAATCATAATCTTGAATCATTTTACTTGCACGTTCCTTATTAGTGGTAAGTGCGGCTT